TTTCTCTTATATCTTCTCTTTTTTTCTTTTCTTCTCTCTTATCTTCTTCTCTCTTATCCTCTCGTGCATAGCCATTATACTTGTCGTATATAGAATTGACTGAACCACTCTCAAACCAAGCGTTTAAGGCTTTTATCATGCTTTCTATAAACTCTGGTGTTTTATGTAGCCTAAAGCATATTTTTCTTAATTCTGGCAACTCGCCATTTCTTTCAGAAGCTAAACACCATAATTCAAATAGGGTTGCTTTTTGGTCAGAATTTAGGTCATGCCAGTCAGGGTCAGACAAAATATCCCTGCCATAAACCTTAAACCAAACCATACTTGACTTGTTTTTGAAGTGCTGAAACTTGCTCCAATTGCGGACTTTCATAGGTTTTCCTTAAAATATGAGTAAATTGCCTAGAAACCCTACTATAATTATTTTATATAATCAAGATATTTATATTATATTTTACTTGACTTTAATTTTTATAACCACTATTGTTCAGTTGTAGCACATTTTAATTGGGAGATTACAAATGAAAATTAAAACAATGATCGTAACTGCAATAGCTTTTTGGTGTTATGTAGCCCTATGTATTTATATCATGGGTAAGTTATCTGGAGCAATATAATGGACAGGTTCTTTAGAATTATTTGTAATGAAAGGCTACAAAGAAAGTTTACACAAAAGTTCTTTTATTGTGTAAAGTGGTTTTTAATAATATTTTATGGGTATTTTATATGTCGCTTACTCTAGTAGATGTATTAAAAGAATTACGCAGATGCACAGCAGAGCTTAAAGAGTCTAATGATAAATGGGAAGCCAAAGAACAAATGGCTTTAGAACAATATAACTTGGAGCAAGGATATGAGCCAACAACAATTTTACGACCAGGTAATGATGGAGCAGCACCAGCAGGAAGTATTAAACACACTCAAACAAGTAACAGGGGAGCAAAAGATGAACTATAACGACTTACGCAAAATTAATGTAAGTGAGCATATTGAAAAGAAAAATGGACTATCTTATTTGTCTTGGGCATACGCAGTAGATACACTTTTACAACAAGACCCACAGGCTACATGGTCTTATGGTTCACCTATGCAGTTTGGTGAAACGCTAATGGTATTCTGCACAGTCCATGCTTTTAATAAGTCTATGACAGCTCAACTACCTGTCCTTAACTTTAGAAACCAAGCTATACCTAACCCAGATGCTATGGCAGTTAATACAGCTATGCAACGTTGTCTGGCTAAAGCTATTGCATTACATGGCATAGGTATATATATCTATAGCGGTGAAGACTTGCCAGAGTCAGAGCAGACACCTTTAAAAGCAGTTGCTAGTAAGGACTTTATATAATGGAACAACGCACAGATGAGTGGTTTCAAGCTAGGTTAGGTAAGGTCACCGCTAGTCGTATTAGTGATGTCCTTGCCAAGACAAAGACAGGTTACTCTATTAGCAGGCAAAATTACCTGGTGCAACTTGTAACTGAAAGGCTTACAGGACAAAAGGCAGACTCATTCTTTATGAACCAAGCTATGCAAGATGGCGTAGACAGAGAACCCATAGCTCGTAAACTTTACGAAGCATTGAATGATGTTATAGTGACAGAAGTAGGTTTCTATGACCACCCAAGAATTGCTATGAGTGGTGCTAGTCCAGATGGCTTATTGCCTGAATTATTGGTATTTGGTATAGGTTTGGTAGAGATTAAATGTCCTATAGAAACGACTCATACTAATACCTTAATGAGTAAAAAAGTTCCTAGCAAATATATACCACAGATACAATGGCAAATGGCTTGTGTTCCTAATGCAAAGTTTTGTGACTTTATAAGTTATAATCCAAACTTTCCACTAGAGATGCAGCTTTTTGTTAGTAGGGTAGAAAAAGACTTACAGTATATTTTGGAGTTAGAAACAGAAGTAGAGCAGTTCTTAAAAGAAGTAGATCAAGCAATTTTACAACTGAAGGAGTAAAGCATGGCAACACTATATGATAATACGAATACGTTTACGTTATTCAAGAACGACAAAGGTGATAATCCTAAACGACCAGATTACACAGGTAAGATGAATGTAGATGGTATTGAATTTAGAATTAGTGGTTGGATTAAAGAAAGTGCTAATGGTAAGTTTATTTCAGGTCAGGTGCAGTTAGTAAAAGAAATGCCTGGTGAGAATAAACAAGTCGAAGGTGCAGACGTGGTAGATGGTGACATCCCTTTTTAGGGGGATGTCGTTATCCATTACTTGTTCATTACATACATTGTAACTTCAAAGCCAAAACGCATTTCTGTAGCTGATGGAGTTGTCCACATAATATTTATCCTTAATAGTTAATATGAGCTTATATTATCTCATGGGAACATAAAAAAGAAATAGAGAAAACCATTAATGTCTAGTTCTAATATGCTACGAATAGAAGCAAGTGCAGCATTAAGAACTGAATTAGTTAATATGCCAGAGGGAAGGCTTTACATGGCTATACTGACACAAGTTTTAAATGATGTATTTCATAGTAGGAGTGGGTTTCACATACAACGTGCAGCTCTTGAATGGCTATTGAGAAAAGATAACCCTATGCGTGACTTTGCATTATTACTTGCAGAAATAGACGAAGCATATATTATAAAAAAGGTTAAGGCTAAAGTGGGTTATCAAGGCTATCACGAACTAACAAAGCTAATAAATGGACATTAACCAATTAGAACTAGATATTCATTGCATTAGTTTGGCAACTTATACAGAGGCAAATACGCAACCACTTGAAGCTAAATTAGGCGTTATTTTCACTATTATGAATAGAGTAAGGTCTGGTAAATTTGGGCATGATGCGTGTGATGTTACGTTTTCCAAAGGGCAATTTATTGGCATACAAAATATGATAAAGACTAACGAAAAAAATATAGATAAGGCAACATTGTTAAGAACTAAATTATTAGTCATAGACACTTTGCTTTTTAAGAAGTACGCAAATCCTATTGGCAATACTACATATTATTTCCATGACGATAGTATAGATATGCAACATATTTGGAAAAAACAAAAAGCAGTTAAGTTGGGAAGGATGGTATTTTACTAATGAGAAAAATAACAGACGAAGAAATTATTACAGCTATAAATGAATATATGCGTATTCATCCAGACGCTAATAGGACTAAAATTATTATTAACGCTAAAGGTCCACAAGAAAGAATTAGGAAACTTATTAAAGAAGGTAAGGTTACATTACCTACCCCTTTGCGTAGTGGATGTAATAGTGGTTGGAATAGGCATTTTACATGAAAGCACTTGCTTACCTAGTGGAAGAATTTGACGCAGAAGGTAAGTTAGTCAGATCTATGCTTATGGCATCAGAACCTAGAGAGATGTCTTGGTTTAAAGACTTAAAGTCCAAGATGCACAATGTTACTATTACACCTCTTATTCCAGATACCGCTAATATTATTAAGGTAACCAATGTTAAAAAATACGATAGTAGTCGTTTTGTTACTGGCTTATAAATGCAAAGAATATTAGATGTTATAGTATGGTTGTTAGTTGTTGGCTTTATGGGTTGGTTTGCTTATGGATGTTACGCATTAATTAATTTATTTTTTATAAGGGGATAGTTATAATGGATATGGTAAATAGACCACCGCACTATGTTCAAGGCGGTATAGAAACAATAGATGTCATTCAAAGTAGACTCACTAAAGAAGAATTTGTGGGTTATCTAAAAGGCACAAAGATGAAGTATGACTTACGTTATCCGTTTAAAGGTGACATTGAAGGTGATCTAGCCAAGTCAGAATGGTTTAGGCATAAATTGATTGAAACTTTAAGAAATGAAGAAGCAATAAACCCACCTGAAATTGAAGCTCAATTAGTGAGGAATGATGATGAATAATAAAATATATTTAGTATTTATTATTGTGATGGCAGCATTAGCTATTTATTCAACAGAAAAGGCTTTTGGTGAAACGACTACTATATTTTCGCCAGATGGTAGTGTTACAGTTTGCATGACCAGTTCTAATGGGATTGTTGTTTGTGTCTAATTTAGGCATGAGAAACAGTAACGCCAAGTTTATAGACTTTGGCTTTCTACAAGGTGCTATAGAAGATAAGCCTACTATTATGCCCACTAATTTAGATATGGTGCTGTGTAAGAGTGGCAAAGCGTTCCTGGTGGCAGAATGGAAGCATGAAGAAGAAGTATTACCTATGGGACAGAAGATCGTTCTAAAGGGCTTGGCAAAACAGGATAACTTTACTGTTATTTTGATATATGGTCATAGTGATAATGACCGGATGGAAGTAGGTAAGTTCTACCAAGTCACAC